TGTTTACAACAACGCATCGGAGTATTTTGAAGAGAATTTTGCCAGAGAGCTTCTGCGCCTGCAGCTACAAGAGGGAATCAAGGCCATGCCAGAGGTGGTGCCCGATGAAGTCTAAGGCTGAAGTCATGCGCGACCTCGGCAGAGTCCGCAGGCGCAAGATCATTATCCAGCGGAAAGAGACAACGAAAGACGCAGGCGGCGACATCACAACCTCTTGGGTCGATTGGAAAACCGTCTGGGCTGAGAGAAGCAGCTTATGGGGGCGGGATTACTACGCCGCCCTAGCCGTCGGCCAGGAGCAGACCATTGAGTTCGGCATTCGCTATGTTGCGTTTCTGGACGAGCTGAAAACCGACACTCACAGGCTGGTCTATGCAGGCGATATCTACGACGTCAAACAGATCGACCACCTCCAGGATGACGGCATGTGGATCAAGTTGCGGGCGGTGAGGCAGTCATGAAGGTGCGCTTCAAGGTCGAAGGCGGAGACAAAATCGCCCGCAGGCTGCAGATGCTTGCTGAAGAGGTTGCCAAAGAGCACATGCGTGAGTGCGCTCTTGCCGGTGCTGAAGTCATACGAGCTGAAATTGAGGATACCGCGCCTCGCAAGAGCGGCACGCTTGCCGGCGACATCCAGAAAGAGGTCAAGAAGCAGACGAGGGCACGAGTTGAGGTTCGCGTGGGTCCTGGCAAGGAAGGTTGGTATGGGCGATTCGTCGAGGACGGCCATGCGATCGTGGTGGCTGGCAAGAAGGTGGGCGATGTCCCTCCTCATCCATTTATGAGGCCCGCATTCGACGCTAAAACCGGCGAGGCCTATGACGCATTTGCAGCCGAGCTGAGGAGGAGGCTGGGTCTATGACAGAACCGAGAAGAGCACTATATGCCCACCTTCTGGCAGATTCAGGGGTGCAGACAGCAGTGGGCGACAGGATTTATCAGGGGCGAGTTCCGGCGGGGGCGACAAAGCCCCTGATACTGATCCAGCCTCCAATCAGCCGGATCCCTCAGCGAGACTTAGGAGGCGTGGCATACAAGAGGACCCGCATCCAAGTGACCGCTATGGCCGACACGCAGAAGCAGGCCGAGGCTACGGCTAAGGCCGTGATTGATGCCGTCGAGGGCTTCACTGGCACGATGGGCGGTGGCCTGGACGTGATTCTGGCAAGCGTGGACAATGACCGTCAAATTGCGCAAGACGGGATTGATGAGATTTACCATCACGTAGACGTGATGATGGCTTACAAGGGGTGATGACATGGCTGAAGCAACTGGACTCGGCACTCAGTTTCTGCGAGAGACTGCTGTGACCGGGGTTTTTGACGCGATTGCGCAGGTGGCAAGCATAACACCTCCACAACTCACAAGAGATACAGTTGATGTTGAGGAGCTTGCGCCTGCAGACGATTTCAAAAAGAAGCTCGTGGGGCTCATTGACGGCGGAGAGTTCTCCGTGACGCTGAACTTCGATCCGGAAGAGCAGGGCCACAAAGACCTGGAAGAGGACTTTGCAAACGGCGTCCCATACAACTACCGCATTCAGTTCCCATTCGACGAAACTGTTTATTCTGGCGGTGGATATTACGACATTACCGGCATCGTGACGGGCTTTGCGCCTCAAGAGATCGCTGCAAGCGACGTCATGCAGGCCGAAGTGACGATTGCTGTGACTGCAAAGCCGACATATGAAGAGCTGGTAGAGATTATTTGAGGAGGGGTGACAAATGGCTGAATCAACTGGTCTGAAAACTCGATTTATATTGGGAACAAACACGATAGGACAGGTGGCAAGCATAACGCCGCCAGGGCCGACCAGAGAAACGGTTGATGTGGAGGACTTGAACCCTACTGATGACTTCAAGAAGAAGTTGATTGGGCTGATAGATGGTGGGGACATGTCATTCACAATCAACTTTAACCCAGAGGATACCGGACACCAAGCCTGCGAGGCCGCGCTCTACAGCGGAGTTGAGCAGACATGCAAGATCAAATACAAGAGCGGCAAGGGCTACACCTTTAGCGGCTATGTGACCGGATTCGCACCACAAGAGATCACCGCCGGTGACGTCATGCAGGCCGAGGTAACAATTGCAGTCACGTCCAAGCCCACGTATGGGGCAATAGCATAGGAGGACATGAGATATGGGTAAAGTCAAAATGCTGACACGAGACGCGATCCTGCAAGCGGAGGACCTCCCTCGCGAGCTGGTTGAAGTGCCCGAATGGGGCGGTTGCGTCTACGTGCGCGCACTTACAGGTGCGGAGCGTGATGCTTTCGAGGCCTCAGTGGTCGAGCAGCGCGGGAAGTCAACGAAAATGAACCTCCGCAATATCCGGGCGAAATTGGTCGCGTTGACCATCGTAGACGAAGATGGCAACAGGCTCTTTTCAGATGCTGACGTCAAACTCCTCGGACAGAAATCCGCTGCTGCACTAGACAAGCTCTTCGAGGTAGCACAGAAGCTCTCCGGCCTCAAAGACGAGGACGTGGAGGAACTAGCAAAAAACTCAGAGGACGACCTCAGCGAAGATTCTATTTTCGATTAGCCCTGGCTCTTGGCATGACCGTTCGGGAGCTCCTGGAGAGGATAGACTCTCGGGAGCTCTCTGAGTGGATGGCGTTTTTTGAGATGGAGCCATGGGGCACTGAGGTCGATGATTGGCGGGCTGGGCTGGTGGCGTCTACCATAGCAAACGTCAACAGAGACCCGAAAAAGCAAAAGAAGCCATTCCAGCCGAAGGATTTTATGCTTGAGCGCGACAAAGAACCCACACCAACGCAGTCTTCGGAGGACCACCAGAAAATTCTCGGAATGTGGGGGCGCGTCTGGCAGGACAAGTTTGACGGCGACTCTTAACGGGTCGCCTTTTATTTTAATCGGGGAGGTGAGTCTATGGCGACAGTAGGCAGCATGGCAGTAGTACTCACGGCTAGTGCAACAGACTTTGAGCGCACGATGGGAAGAGCAGCCAGGGCGGTTAAGTCTACAGAAAGAGAGTTCATGCAGTCCGCTCGGCGTATGCAGGACATTGGCCGTAAATGGACCTTGGGCGTGACCGCGCCTATCGTTGCCGGCATCACTGCTGTCAGCAAGGCTGCCATTGACTGGGAAGATTCCTTCGCCGGGGTGCGTAAATCTGTAGACGGAACTGAAGAGCAGCTTACTCAGCTAGACAAGTCTCTCCGGAAAATGACCGAGACTATCCCATTGGCCCATAAAGAGCTTGCAAATATCGCCGAATCAGCAGGCCAGCTCGGAATTCAGACAGACAATATCGCTGAGTTTGTCAAGACCATGGCTATGCTTGGAAGTACGACCAAAATGAGCGCTGATGACGCTGCAACCGGCCTTGCTCAGATCGACAACATCATGCAGTCCGGGCAACGGTCTTTTGACCGTTACGGCTCGACAGTGCTTGCGCTTGGCAACAACCTTGCAACCACAGAGCAAAAGATTGTTGACTTTACGCTCAAGATCGCCGGTGCTGGGAAAATCGCCGGCTTGACCGAGGCGCGCGTCATGGCGATCTCAGGAGCTTTTGGCTCTGTCGGCGTTGAGGCACAGGCAGGCGGGACTGCTGTATCAAAGGCACTTATGGGCATGACTGAGGCCGTGGCAACAGGAGATCGGCGGTTAACGACGTTTGCCAGGACCGCGGGCATGAGCGCAGCCGAGTTTGCCCAAACGTGGCGGACTGATGCAGGCGAAGCGTTTACCCGGTTTGTCGAGGGGCTTGGAAAATCCGGCGACAAAGCATTTGGAATCCTCCGCGAGCTTGGGTTGTCCGATCAGAGGCTCATTCGAGGATTCCTGAGCGTGGCCAATGCGGGGGATCTCCTGCGCAAGTCGATGGACATCGGCACCAAGGCCTGGGAAGAGAATGTTGTTCTCGTCCAGAAGGCTCAGGAGAGATACAAGACCGCAGCTTCCAGGCTCAAGATGCTCGGCAGCCGGGCAAAGAACGTCGCGATCTCGTTCGGTGGCGCTCTGGCGCCAATGATAGGGGCTGCGATAGATAAGTTTGAAAAATTCACCGAAGGCCTGCAGCGAATGGCCGACAGGTTCGCGGAACTGCCAGAGCCAGTCAGAAAGACAACAATAAGCCTGCTGCTCCTACTCGCAGCCATCGGGCCGGTGACC